TGGCACTTACACCACCACATCCGCTAGCGGCTCTTACACTTCTGGCTCTGCTGGTTCAACGTCCGGCTCTGCTGGCGCCACAACTCATAGCGGTTCTGGCACTTACACTACCACATCCGCCAGCGGCTCAGCGACTTCTGGCTCCGGAGGTTCGACGGAAACCGGACCCGGCTATACCACACATAGTGGCTCATCGTACCACACAGTATCTACTTCTGGATCAATGTCATCCGGATCGTGTGGTTCAATATCTAGTTCGCATTGTGCAACCACATGGTTCGCGCCAGAGCCAGGAAGAACGACGACGGCGACTGGCTATCATGTATCCTCTTCAGGTCCAGTTTCAGGATCTGAGTTATTCGGCTTGGCAACGGGAATAAGGTTTCCGATAGTCACAGTAACCTCTACGTACACAGCGTCAATTGGAGACTATACGATATTAGCCAACACTAACACTGCAAATATCACCGTTAGAATACCATCTGCGTCTATAGCAATGGAGAAGATATACAACGTTAAGAAAATTCATGCTTCTAACACCATGATAATCATATCCGATAATGGAACAATAGATGGAGATGCTACAAAGAGCGTCACATCATTGTACGAATCACTAACAGTACATTCGGACGGTATAAACTGGCATCTAATTTAGTATAACAAGGAAAAGATTAAATTTAAATGGTTTAATAGCATCATCGGACACCATGACTGTGTGAGGGGGTGATAGTATCACAGTTGATGCGTCCGGTGTTGCTGCAATCATTGCGAATAATGGAGACGCCCCCTTTATGAGAATCGGTAACTTATCCATTCAACGCTATCTGAATAGATTATACTTTAAAGAAATTATATATGCAGAATAACCAGATACACCATGATAACACCGACCCCAGTGACAGATCGGGCTTAAATTTTGGTAAAAAGAACCCAACTAAATACACATACAACACAATCTGCAGAATATAAATGGATTTTCTATCACAATAATACTATTTATTTTGCAACACTATTATTTTAGGAGTTATTTTATTTATGTCCAGTTTGCTTAAAGAGGCGATTGTAGATGCCCGGGCCTTGAGAGAGGCGGCTCTAAAAAACGCAGAATCATCGATTATAGAAAAGTATTCTAACGAAGTACGCGAAACATTAGATAAATTAATTGAACTTGAGGAGCCAATGCTGGACTTAGAAGAGCCAGTGGCCGACATCGGCATGCCATCTGATGATCTGGGCGCCCCTGAAGTCACATCTGAAGATATCACCGAGAATGACGTCGAACTATCAGCAACCGATGGTTTATCTGCCCACACTGGAGAGCATTTGGACAAATTCTCTAATGTCGGCGATAGCAACGAAGTAGAAATTAATCTGGGTGCCCTACAAGAAGCACTCAAAGAACTGGATGCCGCGGTCAATGAAGAAGAGATCGAGCTTACCGAAGAAGATATTCAAAACATTATGTCTGAAGACGATGAAGTTGTCGAAGAATCTACCGAAGAAGTACAAGAAGAAGAAATATCCGAGGAGACCGTGACTGAAGAAGACGATACACAAACAGAAGCTCTTAGTATCGACGATTTGACAAATGCAATCGTAGAGAAGCTCACAGTTGATATGGGTGCAGACCTATCTGGCTGGGCCGCCCGCCCAGCAGAAAGTGTCAAGTGGGAAATGGAGAAGGAGCTAGCACACCGCCGTTCCACCGATCTCACACAAGATTTAAAAGATTTGAAGAAAGCTCAAGAAGAGTTGGTTTTTGAAAATAACCAAGTCAAAGAGCAAAACACAAAGTATAAGCAAGCAGTACAAGAGTTACAGGAAGGATTACAAGATGTAAATCTTTCTAATGCTCGCTTGCTTTACACGAACCGTATTTTACGAAATACCTCCCTAAATGAGCGACAAAAAGATAAAATTGTCGAAGCGATTTCTAGCGTCGGTTCTGTAGCAGAAGCAAGGACAGTATTTGAAACACTTCAAAGCACAGTGGAGTCATCTCCTACAGAGAAGCGACCACAATCACTGAGCGAAGCAATATCAAAACGTTCTACTATGTTACGTGCGACTCGTCAAGAGAGCACACCCTCTGATCCTCTCCAAGAGAGGATGAAGAGACTAGCTGGAATAAAATAACTATAAATATAAGGAGGTAATTTTAAATGTCTAGTATTATTGAAAGGCTGACTGAAGGTGTCATCAATCGTGATGTCCGTGCCGAAGGTCATGCTTTATTACAAAAATGGGAAAAGACCGGTCTACTCGAAGGAATAGATAAGGATCGCTCCCGTCAAACTATGGCTCGTTTGCTTGAGAACCAAGCTAAAGAGCTTCTACGTGAAAGTTCATCGATGGCAGGTGGAGATGTTGAGGGCTTTGCAGCCGTTGCATTCCCGATTGTTCGTCGTGTTTTCGCAGGGCTTATCGCTAACGATCTCGTTAGTGTTCAGCCGATGAGTCTGCCATCCGGCCTCATCTTCTTCCTCGACTTCACAGTCAGCCAGGAATCAGGTGACTATCCCACGGTAGAATCTCGTCTAGGATACGATCTGTCAAGTTCGTTGTATGGTGGAAACCAAGTTGGTAAGGGAATCGTCGATGGTATCGATCTATCCCAACAGCTGGGTGACGCCGGCGGCGGATATAACCTTAATAACGGTTATTCCTCTCCGACTGGTTCAGGTGGGGCTGATACTCTTACTCTTACACCATTAGCTGTCCAAAACGGCGTCTTTGGGTGGAACACAGCGGTCACCAAGGCAACACGTTATGACGCAGACTTTGTCTCTGGCTCAACGGTGGCTACAGTAGTGTCGGTGTTGCTAACTGGTCTAGACCAGGTTAATACACAGGGGCCACAGTCATTCAATGTATCCAGTAGCGAAGGCAATGGTATTTTGGAAGACAAAGGCGGCGCCCCCATGGCTCGCTTGGTACGCCGCCAAACTCGCAAAAATACAGCCGGCACACGTCTAGATTTGACTTTTGTTGGTGTTGGTATTGATGGAGCAGTCAGCGCTAACGCAGTGGATGCAGCGGGACAGGGCGTTCTTGTTCTGTCTCAGCTTACCTCAGCCCTAAACACGGTTTCCTGGGCCCAAACAGATGATCTAACTAACGCTAGCGCTCTAGGTGGTGTTGTTGGTCAAGCTGAGTGGGGTCTCGAAGCAGAGAAGAATATCCCAGAGATCGACATCAAGGTCGATAGTATTGCGATTACAGCGCAAACCAAGAAGCTCAAGGCTAAGTGGACACCGGAGTTAGGTCAAGACCTTAACGCCTACCACAACCTTGATGCCGAGGTTGAGCTTACAAGCATTCTCTCTGAGCAAATCGCTCTTGAGATTGATCGCGAGATCCTATCTGACCTAGTAAATGGTGCAACAGCTGCAACATACTACTGGGCTCGTTCTCCAGGTCTGTTTGTTAATCGCACAACAGGTGCAGAAATCGGTGCGTCCTCAGCGGCTCCCGACTTCACTGGTACTGTGAGTGAATGGTATGAGACTCTCGTTGAGACAATCAACGATGTTTCTGCTCAGATTCACCGCAAGACCCTTCGCGGCGGAGCTAACTTCATTGTATGCTCTCCCGAAGTTGCTAACATCCTAGAATTCACAGCCGGCTTCAGAGCTTCCGTCACACATGATGATGAGAAGGGTTCTGTTGGTGCAGTGAAGACTGGTTCGCTTAGCAAGAAGTTCGATGTCATTGTTGATCCGTACTTCCTTCGCAACGTGATCCTTGTTGGTCGTAGAGGTTCAAGTTTCCTTGAATCTGGTTATGTATATGCACCCTATGTGCCGCTACAAACTACGCCCACAATCTTCGGACCCGAAGACTTCGTGCCCCGTAAGGGAGTCATGACGCGTTATGCCAAGAAGATGGTGCGTCCTGACCTTTACGGCCTTGTTATTGTCCGCGGACTACTTGGTGAAGCCGGTGCTACTAGCTAAACAATAGCTTAGTAACCTACTATAGTGCAAAGCCCCCGTTTTTTAACGGGGGCTTTCATTTATCATACGCTTTCATTTTGGGCAGTACTACTTATAGGCGAAGGGAGAAATCTCTTCGTTAATTGACCTAATTAATATTCATATAAGGAGAAATATATTATGGGAACCAAAAGAGTAGGTTGGGCACGAATTCGTAGCCTGATTAACGAAAATCAAAACGAGTTATTCCACGCCAAGGTGGCGACTAAATCCGTAACTTCGGATACAACATTAACTACATCGGATAGCGGCAAAGTTATTCTGATGGGACAAAACGGGGTGGATATCACCCTTCCCGCAGCCACTGCCGGGATGTCATTTAAGATCATTCAAACGGCAGATTATGCTACGGCCGTTTGTACGGTAACTGCAGCGGCCGGGGATTACATGGCCGGGGGAGCGGTTTCATTGGACACTAACCACGGAAACACGGCTAATGGTAGCAGCAATATTGTAGCTACTTTTGGAACTGCCGTTTTGGCAGGTGACTACATCGATCTTGTCTCGGATGGCACTGTGTGGCTTGTCAGCGGTATGTCCACTGCTAAAACTAATGGTATTGTTTTTAGCGATAGCTAAAATTTAATACAGTTAAAATATAAACTTATATTTTCCCCCCTTCCCTTTTGGGTTGGGGGGATTTTTTTGAAAATGCCGATCTCCTAAATTTTTTTCGCCTCCAATTTTTGAGATTTTCGTTTTGTTATTTTAAAACTACTTATTAATGGACAAAACACAAGGAGTTCCACATGGGAAAGAAAAGAAGAATGCTCTCATCAAAGAAGAAATTCAGCGCTAAGTACAGTAACCACCCCCGCATGAAATACGTCATGAAAACCGAGGATGCAAAAACAACCGCCGCTCCAGTCATCGAACCGACGGTAGCAACACCACCGGAGATTAAGACTGATATCCCGGTGATCAAAGCAGCGCCAACGGTTGTCACAGACACTGCCGTTGTAACTACTACACCTGCCGCGGCCAAATCAGCACCGGCGCCGGAGAAAGCAGCTAAAGCGCCAATCACTAAAAAGGCCAAGACGCCCAAGAAGAAGACACGCAGAAGCACCACAAAATCCAAAACAATTTCACGAAACGCATAAAATAAACGTTTATGCTGATTGATTCGAGTTTTGTAAGCGTCTTTACTATTTATTCCTAGGAGGGAACATGCGTGCCTACTAACCTCAGCCCAAAGTCTAAGAATAGTGCTATTACACTAACTTCAACAGGAAGTGCCGCGGCAGTTTCAGGCTCATTGCCGTTTGGAATGTATACGGGATCAGTAGATTTTTTGACTGGCGCCGCTCTACAAGTTGCATATGTATATAAAAAGCTTGGAGGCGATGTTGTAGATATCGAGCTAACACCTTCTAATGTATATGCTGCATATGAAGAGGCTGTTCTAGAGTATTCATACATCGTCAATCTACACCAAAGCAAAAACATGCTTTCAGACGCCCTAGGCAACACCACAGGCACTTTTGACCACTATGGCAATATGAAGGAGAGCGATTTCTCATCGAGCTTAGGAGACTTCAGTGTAGAGCTTAAATATCCAAGATTTAAGTTCGAATACTCCAAGAAGGTGGGGGATGGACTTATTTCATCAACCGGCCAAGGTGGTACAGTTAGACAGTATTCTGGTTCATTCGCTATAGTCCATAACCAGCAAGACTACGATCTTCAGGAAATAATTCAAGCAGCATCAAAAACCGGCCTAGATGATGGTGGTAATAAAGTTGATTTCGAGGATAAAGTCAATGACGACCAGAGAATAGTGATTAACAAGGTGTTTTTCAAGTCACCACGTGCCATGTGGCGATTTTACGGCTATTATGGGGGAATTGGAGTTGTAGGAAACATGTCGACATACGGACAATTTGCGGATGACTCCACATTTGAACTAGTTCCCACGTGGCAGAACAAACTTCAGGCCATTATGTATGAAGATAGCATTTATACAAGAACATCGATGTATTCTTATGAAATAGTTAATAATCGTGTTAGGTTGTACCCAACGCCAAGTGATTGGGGGATGAATCAAGCAGATCGCATGTGGTTTAATTTCTATATTAATGGAAATGCGTGGGACTCAGACGATAATTATGACACCGGTGTGAATGGCGTCAATAACATGAACACTTTACCAATTGGCAATTTACCATATAAGAATATTAATGCAATTGGCAAGCAATGGATTAGAAAATTTGCGCTAGCTCTGTGTAAAGAGATGCTAGGCCAAATCAGAGGTAAATTCACAACGATCCCAATTCCAGGAGAGAGCGTCACCTTGAATCACTCAGATCTCCTGGCTCAAGCAAAAGAAGAACAAGCGAATCTGAGAGACAAACTAACAGAGATGCTTAAAGAAATGGAATATGTGGCCCTCGCGAAAACAGATTCAGAAAAGGTGACCGCGGTAGAAGAAACCTTGAGACGAGCACCACTGCCGATATTTGTGGGATAATAAGCCATGGCAAACAATTGGAAAAAACCAGAAGCACCGCCGCCCCCATTATTCCTAGGTAAGAAAGAGCGAGATCTAGTAAAACAAGTCAATGATGAACTTATTGAGAAAGTCATCGGCCAGCAATTGCTTTATTATCCGATAGATATGGAAACAACCAATTTTCATGACCTATACGGAGAGGCAATAAATAAAACCTACCTCCCACCAGTTAGAGTATATGCAATGGTAGAATTTACTGATTATTCCACCGAATATATGGAAAGTGCCGGCATTGACAAGACATGGGAGATAAATGTACACTTCCACAGACGCAGATTAGAAGAAGATCAAGACTTATATGTTCGCGAAGGTGACTTTGTTTTGTACGGAGAACATTATTACGAGATAGTTAAACTACAAGAGAAGAAAAAACTATTTGGTCAAGTTGAGCATGGTTTTGAAATATCTGCAAGATGCCGCAGGGCAAGAAAGGGCTTATTTGATGCTACCTGATAACTTTGACTTTGCGATGCTGCCAGAAGGTAGCTCTGAACATACTCTAAAAGAATTGGGTATGTTAGCTTCAAGCATAGAGACAATAGATTACGCGATAGTGTCGTGGCTAAAGGAAGACCTAGACCTCAGCACCACAACAAACGAAGGCTTCACAACCGTACCAGTAGTTTGGCAGGCGCCAGAGAGGGCATTTCAAATAAAGAACGAGAAAGAGCTTCGCGACAATGGCGGCGCCCTGAAATTACCTTTAATAAGTATAGAGAGAACTGGAATTACCAAAGACCCAACGAGAAAGGGTGGATTTCAAGCCCATATTTATTCGAGCGAGAAAGATGGAAGATCAGGAAGGATGGTAATTGCCAAAAAGATAAAAGAAGATAAAACAAGGAATTTTGCGGTTGCTAACACCACAAGAAACAACCTGGGAACAAAAAAGCAGCTTAATTCACCCAGAGTTAATAAGAAGATTGTGATACAATCGTTGTCGATACCGATCCCGGTATATATCAATGTAGATTATAAGATCACGATTAAATCTGAATACCAACAGCAGATGAACAGTTTGATGACACCGTTCATTACTCGCCCGGGCCAAATAAACTCATTTGTTATGAAAAGAGACGGTCACATGTATGAGGCCTTCATACAAGAGAGTTTTACACATAACAACAACATTGGTAATTTAGGGGAAGATATGCGAATGTTTTCATCAGAGATCACAATAAAGGTTCTTGGCTATCTAATAGGCGACGGCGCAAACGCCGATCGACCAATTATTAGAGTCGATGAGAATGTTGTAGAGCTAACCTATCCAAGAGAAACCTCTCCAGTCCCAGGCAACGGTGGTTTTTTTGGATAGTAGTTCATGAAGCAAAAAACAAATTCTTAATTTGCTTCATGACGTTTGAGCATAAAAATACTACTTATTTATGACAACACTAAAGACCACAATAGTGCCCATCAAACGAGTGAAGGAAAAAAAAACATGTCAGTAAAGAATTTTAAGTTTGTATCGCCCGGGGTTTTCATTAACGAAATTGATAACTCGTATCTCCCAAAGACAGTTGAGGCCATCGGCCCCGTCATTGTAGGCCGCTCTGCACGAGGCTTAGCCATGCAGCCAATAAAAGTAGAATCATATTCTCAGTTTGTAGATATGTTCGGCGACACGGTGGCAGGTGGTTCAAATAATGATGTATATCGTGATGGAAACTATGTTTCTCCGATGTATGGCACTTATGCTGCAAAAGCTTTTTTGAGATCAGGAGTTGGCCCAGTCACATACATTCGCCTTCTTGGGCAGCAGACATCAGCCGGCAGCACTGCAGGCCTGGACGCCTCAGCCGGCTGGAAAACCACTAAAGACCTAGACCGCGACTCCAGCACAGCCGGCGGCGCATATGGCCTCTTTGTATGTACTTCAGGATCGGACACAGACTGTTCAAGTGATGGTAAAGAACTACACTTAGCAGCCACATTCTATATGAACTCGGGCTCTCTTAGCCTTGTCGGCCCTGTGCGTGGCGCGGGGGCTGGTGGAGACACCGCCCTCGGCATGACAGCCTCACTCGGTACGTATAATGGTCGCGGCCTTGTATTGGGTATGGATAGTGACAACCTATTCACTATTGAATATAGTGGCTCTAACACTTCTTCCCCGAAAAGAGTTAAGTTTAACTTTAACGACAACAGCGATAAATTCATCAGAAAAAGGTTCAACACAAACCCTCAGCTATTAACCACAGCCGGCGCTTTTTATCCCGCAGCCACAGTTGATGATGTTTGGATTGGAGAAACGTTTGAACAAGAACTAAGAGACCGCGATCTGGACACTGCAGCCCTTCAAGGAGTAATTCTTGGAATTGGGCTAAGTGGCTCAGCCGCGACCGGCCCACAAAACATGAAGAAGCAAGCTTCTCGCGAGGCGGTTGCAGGTTGGTTTATTGGCCAAGACTTAAGTGGAGACCCGACATCCTACATTCCACAACTACAACAGAAGCTGTTTAAGTTGGTTGGCCGCGGCCACGGAGAGTGGTTGCACAAAAACGTGAAAGTTTCCATCGAAGACATACGACAGTCAAATACCAACGCAACCGAATACGGTTCTTTCTCGGTGGTTCTGAGATCTCTCAGTGACACAGACAACAATGTACAAATTATGGAAAGATTTGATAACTGTACTCTCGATCCCACAAGCCCCAGCTATGTTGCTCGCAAAATTGGCGATCAATATACAAGCTGGGACTCTGTTAGCCGTAGATTGAAGACATACGGAGATTATCCAAATAACTCAAGGTTTGTCTATGTAGAGGTTAATCCTGAAGTTGATTCGGCAGCCACAGACCCACTTTATCTTCCATTTGGATTCTTCGGACCCCCCAAATTTACAGATGTTGCGGCTGCTAGTAATGCTGCGGGCTATGACGTCGGCTCTCACAAGAGTTTCGTCATCAACGCACAGGGTTTAAGCCCTAGTTGTACGCTTCTTTCGGGTGCGTTTGCACTTGCGGAAGGCTTTAAGGCCGCCCCCACACCGACGCAAGCCAACGCCGCCGGCGCAACCAACCAATCACCGTTTCAGATCATGGTGGCGGGTGATGTAAGAGCGATTCCCGCGATAAGCGAAGACGCAACATTTGCAACACACCTTGGAGTCCGAGCAGTCACAGCATCTCTGATCTTCCCAGTTAATAGAAGCAGACTATCAGCCAGTGATGGAGGCTTAGCAAACACCAAAAACGCATATTGGGGATTTTCAACCACGAGAGTTAGCTCCTCGACCAAAAACGACAATAGTGTTGCAGCCCCCAACAGACTACTATATGCAGGATTCCCCGATGATCCAACAGCTGGCACAAACGGCGCTATCGCTGCCTTCCATGCCAATGCCGGTATAGATTCATGGTCTTACGTTTTCTCATTGGACGACTTAGTTAGTGGCGACAATGGATTTTATTATCAATCAGGCTCTCGTGCAAACCAAGGCCTGGCAACAGCCGGCATTGCAGCCGGATCTGCCACATCAGCTAGCTGGACTCCGATCCTAGACAACGAGCATAACAGATTCACTGCACCTTTCTGGGGTGGCTTTGATGGCTGGGACATTCAGAAACCCGATCCGCTTTATAATGAAGGTATGGGTTCCTCAGTAACTGAAGACACAAGTTATGCGTATCACACCTGGCGCCGAGCATTCGACACAGCTGCAGATCCAGAATATGTTGATATGAATCTTATGGTGGCCCCTGGCCTTACCAACACCTCTTTAACTGAACACATGATAAACATGTGCGAGGATAGAGGAGACGCCATGGCGCTTGTAGATCTTCCCAGCGTATACATCCCTCCTCATGAGAAATATTATTCTGATAAATCATCTCGCCGCGGCACAACTCCACAAACAGCGGTTAATGACTTAAAAGACAGAAGAATTGACTCTTCATATGGAGCCACATTCTACCCATGGGTCCAAACAAGAGACGCCGCAACAGGGAGAATGTTGTGGATCCCACCCAGTGTCGCTATGATAGGTGTTCTGGGCAGTTCTGAGGCCAAAACAGCTGTTTGGTTTGCTCCTGCTGGCTTTAACCGCGGCGGCCTAACAGAAGGCGCTGCAGGTCTCCCAATTACAAGTGTAACCGAACGACTTACATCAAGAGATCGCGATCTATTGTACGAGGCAAAAATTAATCCAATAGCTTCATTCCCCAACACAGGGATTGTGGTATTCGGACAAAAGACTCTGCAAGACGGCGCCTCTGCGCTAGATAGAATTAACGTACGCAGACTGTCCATCTATCTTAAGAAGCAGATTTCAATCATCTCGGCCCAAATATTGTTTGAACAAAATGTTCAAGCAACATGGGATAGGTTCAAAGGATTGGTCGAACCATTCTTGGCAAACGTCAAGACAAAGTTCGGCATCACAGATTATAAACTGATTCTTGATGAATCAACTACCACCCCGGACTTAATCGACCAAAATATTTTGTATGCCAAAATAATGGTCAAACCGGCCCGGGCCATTGAATATATTGCTATTGATTTTGTTATTACATCAACTGGTGCATCATTTGATGACTAATACTTATGAATTGACTAATTAATTTAGATTAAAGGAGAAACTAATAATGCCATTCTGGTCAACAAACTTTGGAGCTGATACGACGCTAAAAGATCCAAAAAGAAAATTCAGATTTACAGTGTCTTTCACGGGATTAACCCCGTCCGTTCTTTGGTACGCAAAGACGATTTCAAAGCCATCTTTCCAGATAGCCACCTCGGAGCACAAGTATTTAAACCATACTTTCTACTACCCGGGTTCAGTTACTTGGCAAGATGTCACATTAACGTTGGTTGATCCGGCCGAACCAGACATGGCCGCCACACTCTCCGACATTATCACACAGTCAGGCTATTCGCCTCCTACCGATTCTACAAATGAAAGTATGGGCACGATGTCGAAGGCCAAAGCCGCCGGCGCGCTGGGATCTGTGGTAATCGCTCAGTTAGATTCAGATGGCAAGCCACTTGAAACATGGACCCTATGGAACGCCTTTATCACAGAAGTGAAATATGGCGATCTTGAGTACGGCGGAGATGACTTGACAGAAATGTCACTTACTCTCAAGTATGATTGGGCTCGTGTTGAAACCAAGGGCAAATCCATCACTGTAAACGGTGGTGGAGACACATTCTTCAACGCATAAAAAATAACTAAGGAAACCTTTACATGTCAGTCAAAAGCTTTAAGTTTATATCGCCGGGCGTTTTTATTCACGAAATCGATAACTCCGGAATTCCCAACATAGCGGAAGCCATCGGCCCCACAGTTATGGGCCGTTCATCGCGCGGATTGGCGATGCAACCAGTAAAGGTCAATTCATATTCAGAATTTATCGATATGTTCGGTAACACTGTTCCCGGCGGCGCCAATGACGATGTATATAGGAAAGGAAACTACTCATCTCCGATGTACGGCACATATGCAGCAAATGCATTCTTGAAGTCCGGAGTCGCCCCCCTTACTTATGTCCGCCTTCTAGGTCAGCAAACGACCGTCGGCTCTGCCGCCGGCGGAGACGCAGCAGCAGGCTGGAAGACCACAAACAACCCAAGTACAGACCCGTCGGAGATGGGTGGTGCCTATGGGCTATTTGTGTGTGCTAGCGGTTCAACTGCTAATCTGGTGGGAGATTCGTGGACTACGAACGCTCTTAATTTAGCTGCGGTATTTTATATGAATTCTGGTTCCATGCAACTTAGAGGGTCTGCTAGAACTATCGGTACCGGCACTGGTGCCGGGACACAAACCGGCAGTCTTGTAAATGACACCATAAACGCCGCCGGCGTAGTAATTGGGATGGATAGTGATGGCTTGTTTAATCTTGTTGTATCCGGCTCTAACAAGGGTACCCAAATAATCAAGTTTAATTTTGATGATAATGGCGACAAGTTTATTCGCAAGCGGGTCAATACAAATCCGCAGCTGCTTTCTACTGCGGCCGCATTCTTCCCTGCAAGCTCAACAGAAGATGTCTGGCTTGGTGAAACGTTCGAACAAGAGTTAAGAGACCTTAGCGTAGATGATTCTACGACACTTCAAGGAGTTATTCTTGGTATCGCGAAGAGTGGCTCTGTCGGCACTGGCCCCCAAAACATGAAAGCACAAGCCTCTAGAGAGGCGGTTGCAGGTTGGTTTATTGGCCAAGACTTGAGTGGAAACCCCACCAGTTACGACGCTAAGAATCAGCAAAAACTGTTTAGACTCAAAGGCCGCGGCCATGGCGAGTGGCTTCACAAGAACGTGAAGGTTTCGA